TATCATCAGGATCAGAGTAACCATAAGGGCCATAAATTGGATTACCATCATATGCCCAACCTACTATTGGTGAATGTCCATTTACTGGATTAGGATCAGAAAAGGGTGATGATAACAATGATGTATTATATCCAACAACTGCATATTGAAGGTTAGTATCAGATTCTTTTAAAAGTATCTCATCATCAAATCTTTCTAAGTTATTTACTGTTAATGATCGAACTGATGGTTTAAATATTAATCCAATTCCAGCTGGTTTTACCAATACTGTTGGAGATTCAGTATAACCAATTCCCGGATTTATTATTTTTACATCGGTTATCTTTCCATTAGTAACAACTGGTCTTAATTTTGCACCTATACCTGATCCAACACCTACAAATTCTAAATCAGGTGGTGAAAAATATTCTTTACCACCAAATCTTACATCAGCTGTGATAATTTTACCTTTTGATGCAACAACTTTTATCTCTGCATCCTTACCATTTTTTACAATAACACCCGGATCTTTTTCAAAATTTAAAATATCAGATCCATAATTTGTTCCAGATTCATACAAATAAGTATTAAGAACTGAACCTCTAACTACAGGTGTCAATACAAGATCATCAGATCTTGCTAAAGTTGTAGGTGAGTAAACTGCTTGAACATTAACTGTGATTTCAGGATAGAAAAATTCCTGTAATCCCGAACCAAAACTTGTAAATCTAACATAGTTTTTCCGAGTAAAATTACTATTGTCAGATCCATCGGCACCTGCATTTGCTAATCTAAAGGTGTCATTATCTAATTTAATGATATAGTATTGATTGCTATTAGATAATCCACTTATGGTTGTACCACCAGATGCAAAATCATACTTTATGATCTCTCCAGTTTCAAAACCATGATTTTTAAATGTAACAGTATTCTCTATTGTTGATATTCCTACTGGTTTGACAAATAATTTTCTATTTGTATAATTTACACCTTTATTTTTTATAACAACTGATTTTAGGTAATTTTTTTGATTAAAAAATCTAAATTTGTGAACACCTTGATTATTAACTGTGGTGAATCCAACTGTGTTGATACCTGCGTTAAAATCATTGATTGTAGCAAATAACTTTACTGAAGTAATACCAACTACCTTTGGATAATAAACAGACCCATCAGCAAGAAATACACCCTGATCAATGTTATTACCTGACGAGTCAGTTGCAATACCTATAGATGGAAATCCATCATTATCATAAACCAAAGGCTCTCCATCTTTAAGATTATGGGGTTTAGTAAATATAATTTGATCATTGAATATGTCTAATCCACCATTTTTAGTTGATAGTCTACCGTCAAATGACAATTCTCTGAATCTTCTACCAACAACAGGTTCAATAATCGCATCTGCACCATTTCCTCCAGTTAAAGAAACAGATAAAATTCTTTCAATATCAAAATCTTGTTGATCAACTAATATTTCACTTAAAGTTCCTTTTATTACAGGTCTTACCAAAGCAGTGACTCCTGATCCTACTTGAGGTAGAGTAATATCAGGTAAATTTATAACATCATAATTTGATCCACCATTTAAAACTTTTACTTCATCTAATGGCCCAAAGTAAATCTTGTCAAGTGACTTGTAATTTACTATTTCAACTCCATTTATAAGAATACCAGTTGCACCGGGATTCGTGATAGAACCAATTCCTGATTTTATATTGGGTACAGCAGGAAATTTCTTTAATATTTTTTGAACACCAATATTTTCATTTTTATGTCTTAATAATACAAAACTATGACTACCTGCTCCATCAAATTTAAATTCTAAAAAATCTGAAATCGGAATAAATGATCTTGATGCATATAATCTAATTTTCTTATTAGTAAGTCTCTCAACATAATATACATCCTCTGTGAGACCATCCATTAAGTTATTTGATGCCTTGTAAAATATAGCATCACCAGTTCTAAATTCATGTGGATTAGGAAATGCAATAATTGAAAATTTCTGTGTTAAATTGCTAAATCCTTGTAATTCGTCAGGATCATTACCTGTAAGGGTGCTCTTTGAAACAGTTTCAGTAATATCATATGATGGTAATGAAGATGATGCTACATAATAATTCTCTTCATCTTGATTATAAGTATTTTGAACATTTGCAGTAATTACATTATTACCAAATTGTAATTGTGAAACTGAACTGAAAGCCCTATCTAATTTTCTACGTAAACTATATTCTTCATCTTTATCAATATTAAAACTTTTATCAAGATCTATTTTTAATGTACCATCACTTTGATTAGTAATATTGGTTACTGCCACTCCTGAAAGAACTACTTGTTGTGCACCACCTCTTTTAATAATATCTGCTTTATCATTAATTTTTAAGTTAGATTTATCTACATCTGAATTAAAAAATACAACACTAGTATTAGTTGAAACACCTACTTTATTAATATGAAATGAACTAGATGTATTATAAATCCAAGAATTAAAAAATACTTCCTTTGGTGTCTTACCAATTATCGGATTTTCAATTACTTCACCTAAGTTTTTAACTGTAATTCTTTCACCTTCTGTAGTAACACTAGATCCCGTAGATGCTAGTAACTCAAAATTGGATAATACACCTGTAATTCTTAATTCTACCTTTTTATTGATATCACCATTTTCATAACCAAATACAAATTCATCAGATCTTATATCATCTGTTGTTGAGATGGCAGATGTAATTCCTGTGCAATTTAAAAATTGATTTAATGTTTTGTCACCATAAGTTATTGTGTTTATACCTGATACTACTGTACCAGTTGTACCAAATCCTACAGTAGAATCTACAGTAATTACAGACGAGCCAACCGATACATTACCAATAACTTTAGATTTTCCGGGTATGGTAAAAACTCCATTAATACCACTTCTATCATTGTATCCAACAAATAAACTTATTTTATAGTAAGTTTTTCTATCTCTTGTTACAATTTCTACTTCAGATACAGATGCATTTGTTTGTGAATCATTTGATTTAGTGATTGTTTGTCCTACTAATTTATTAGGATCACCACTAAGAACCTCAGTTAAGATAATTTCCCTACGAACATACTCTGCACCAGATGGTTTTATTAAAAACTCCTCAGTATCAATTATTTTAGGTGTAATTCCGTATAAAACATTAAACAAAATACGGAAAGACTCTGCAGTTCCTTTAGATTGATATAATGATTTAGATTCTTTTATAAAATTACTTACATCAATATTTGGTATAAATTTGGTATCCTCTAGACCCGGAGTAAAGGTTGACTTTACTTTTTTATAAAATTCTTGTAAAAAAAGTACGCTTAAGTTATTAACAGGTGCATTTGTATTATGATCGGCAGCTGTTGTATTTGAAAATATTAATTCACCGGGATTGTTTGGATCTCTATATGATGTAATACCACTAAAACCTCTAATACATCCTGTGAAACTATTAGTCGTAATACCAGTATATGTAATTACCTCATCATCTATTTTTAAAAGACCATACTCATTAGGAAATCCTTTAGTTGATGATACTGCGATTGTATCAGTTGTAGTTGTCAAACCTGCTGTAAGTGTTGTTACACCAACTATTACTTCAGGTGTTAAATTATCTAATTTAATATATTGATCTAAATTATCACTTAAATCTATTACACCTCCACGATGTTCCTGTGAGATGTAATATTGTTTTAGAAAATCAACTGTCTTTGGACTCTCTGAGAGTATAAACTCAGGAAGTTGACTTTCTATAACTTGTTGGACTTGTATACGTTTTTCGATTCCAGTTCCTATCATTTTATGACCTGTTTAGTTCTCCGTTAGAGTAGGATGATGTTACTTTATAACCAACACCAGAAATTTGTTCACCAGATGTAATAGTGTCTTTCACCATATTTATGGAACTACTGGGGATGTTAAAATCTAAGTATAAATCCTGCAAACCTATGACATCATTTGATTCTGGGAATGCTTGCACCTCAACAACATTATTTGGTTTCTCAGTTTCCGTTATATTAATCGTAGTTAGATTAACCTCCCCATGAATGTAATCAACCGTTCCAGCAGACTTAACCACAATGACATTAGTTCCCGTTACTAAATCTTTTCTGACCACTGATATGACACCAGTTAATTGATCCTCGTTAGGTGTATCAGTTATATACACAGTCTCATTTGTGCCTTGAATTTTAAATCCTGTGCTTTTAATATTTAATCCACCAGGCTTTACATTAAACTGATTACCAAAACATAACTCATATTGAGCAAATTTATTAATCAAGGCATTCAAATTTCTTCGTATTTTTACTCTCGTAATATTAGATGTTATTGATCGGTCTATGTTATCAATCACATTCAATACTTTACTATACTTAAATCTTCCACCAAACCTATTTACATCACCTGATTTTGAGTAAGTCGTTAATGCTCCAGTGATCTTCGTCCTTAAATCATTTACATTTTCAACAGATGTTGAATTGTAGTAAATAAATGATTCAATCTCAACAAATAAAACTTGTAGATCTACAATTTTTTGATTGATTCCAGTTAATGAATAATTCTTTAACTTTTGTAGAATTTGTGTTTTATCAAAATCAGATACAAAATCACCATTCTTTGGTTTAATTGTGATGAAAACCGTACCAAATTGAGGCGGATCTAACTCTTCACCACCCACGACTGATACACTTTCTGTGTTAGGATATACAGTCTGTATAATTGATTCATAATCTCTTGCTGTAACTGCTCTATACTGTGCTGAATAAAGTCTTGGAGCAAAGTATTTAACTGAATCAAGGGATTCTATATTTCCCCCATTAGAGGCACGTTGAATAGTATCTACGATTGGTGTGGATGTAGGGACTACAACATTCACTTTAGACTCATCTTTAGTTATTTCATCTTTATCCGCAAAACTACCTGCAAATGTAAATACTTCCGGCCCATTTCCATCTTCACCTGAAGTAATAATATATTGAACTGTTATTTGCTCTCCATTTTGTAATTTTCTTCCAAATACACCATCTCCAAATAATATCTCATACTTTTCATCTTGTATCTCTTGTATAAGGTAAGTTTCTGATATTGATGTAACATTCACAATATTATCAACTAATTTATATTGTTTTCCTAAACCATCCTCATCTGCATGCTTAACATAAACAACAATCGACGATGTATCGATTGATGAATTATCAAGTATGAATCTCTGCTCTAATGATCCATCTACAACAAATGTAGTCCTTAGATATGTGCCCTCCAAGACATTGATTGGATCTTCAACAGTCCCAAATTGAGCAAAACCATTATTAACAGTTGTGGTGATACTCTCAGATATGGAGAATACAAAATCAGTGTCGTCCTCTGTGCCTACACACACTATACCGGGTTGTAGGGTTAATGTAGGACTACTGGTAGTGGTTGCAACCTGAAACTTAATTGATGCTCTGGCTGCCGTTTTAGAGCGTGGTACATATCCTATATTCCTTGCAAGTGATACTACATTCTCTCTCAATGTCGCAGAGTCAAGGAATGACTCATTTACCACGAGGTTTGAGTTAAATGCAGAAATATATGTATTATATGCAAGGGTATCAATCAACACAGAGAAGTTTGACCCTTCAAAATCAAAGTCTGTAAAGTTAGAATTTGCTCTCAGATAAGATTTTATCTGCTCTCTTATCTGATCAAAGTCTAAATTGGTGAATTTTGTAAATGGCATTATCTTGTTGCTTGTAATATGAACGTAAAGTCTTGTGTTGGGAACTCTTGACCAATAATATCAAATATAACATTCACCTCAAATTCATTTTGATCAGGTCTTGGTTCAACATTCACTTCTAAATTATCCACTCTAGGTTCAAAATTTTCTATTGATATTTTAATTTGATCTTCAATAGCTGATGCTGTACCAAAGTCTATAAAGTTATCAAAAAGTAAATCACGTACATCTGATCCTAAAATGGAGTTAAAAAACCTCTCTGTTGGTATGGTTTGCACAATATTTCTCACAGACCTCTTAATTGCGTCATCATTACGCAAAACAGTAAGATCTTTTGTTATAGGATGGGGTGTAAAAGACAAATTTACGTCTTTAAACGACCTTGATATACGTTTAACCGCCATTTATTAGAGTTTTTTTATTATTTATACCTATCTTGCCAACTCGTTCATATTATAATCATCAGAATCAAAATAATTAAGGATCCACCATGCTAATGAACGTGGATTTTTAGCACCACAAGTGAAAATATCGAATGCAACACACTGTTTTTCAGGCCAAGTATGCAAAGCAAAGTGACTTTCGGCAAGTGTTACATTAACAGTAACTCCTTGAGGTTCAAATTGATGAATAAAGCAGTTAAGAAGAGTATATTCCTCAGATTTAACTGCACTTACCATCTTATTTGCAATTTCAGAAGCATTATTTAACTTTTCAAAAGGTACATTGTACACTTCGACAAATAAATGAGTGCCCATATGAGCATTTTTCACGTTTTTCATGTAATTGTTGAATTTTCATTTAAAAATTGAGGTTTTTCTTCCTCTTTTTCATCGTAATATTCATGTCCATCATACTCACTGATCAATTTACGACCAGTTTTCTTAAATTCCTCTGATTTATCAACTTTAATGACCATTTTTACTCTAAAAAAATTATTTATTGTACTTTTTTCCTTAATGGCACCTCTATATCCCAAGAACCACCACTTAAATTAATCATATCGAAGTTTTTTTTAACGTATGCTTTGCGTTTTTTCGCATCAGACTCAAGTTTTGTGAGATATGCCTCTCGGCCGGGTTCTGGTTGTATCTCTCCATAGTTAATATCACCTAATTCTGGTTCAATATTGATCTCAACATTGCCAGATTTACGTTCTTTTGCAGTTTTCCAGAAATAATTCTCCTCTGAACCCAATCCGTCACGATCATGACCGTTCTCTACCTGATAATACACGGTTGAAACCTTAAAATCAGGTGTCTTAGGTGTCTCAGGAGTGATACTA